TACGAGGCAGCAGTTGCCGCGATGATCCTCACGGACCGCGACGCGATGGCCGCCCTGGCCGCCCACGTCTGATGGAGGCCACAAGCCCCGCCCACCCGGGCGGGGCTGTCCGCTACCTGTCCCGGCCCGAGGTGGCTGCGCGTATCGGTGTGAAGCCGGACACGCTCAACCGGTACAAGCTCCCACCGCACGACGCGCAAATCGGCGCCCGGCTCGTTGGTTGGCTCCCCGAGACGATCGACGCATGGAACGCGAGACGGCCCTCGAAGCGGGCTCCGTCACTACCCAGGAGGGGACAATGAGCGATCGCCAGATTCAGGCCGAGATTGGGGAGATACTCGCCCGACATCCCGACCCGTGCGACAAGCACCCCGACGACGACCCGATCGCCTGCGGGTGGAAGCGGTTGGTCATGGACCTCCGCGCCGCATGGCACCGAGTAGAAACCGCCGAGGCCGAGCGTGGCGGCGACTGCGAGGCCGCGCTACGGGAGTTGTTGCGTGGCGGCAAGGCGGTCTCGCTGGGCGACGGCGCGAGGTACTTCCGGGAGGCCGACCTCCGCGCCGTCCTCGCTAGGGGGCGGACGCATGAGCGTTGACCAGACGGATATCACGGTCACACTCTTTGACGCAGACGTGGGTGTGATCGCGTCCTGCACGTGGCCCGACCTCCGCGGCTGCAACCCGGACGACCCGCACGCCGAGGCGCTCGCCAGATCCATCGCGCAGGGCCGGTTCGTCGACTGGATTCGCACCCAAGCCCCCCGCGCCGAGGTCTGGTTCGACGCCGCGCACGTAGCGATCCGCCAGGACGCAGCTGCCGACATCGTGGTCTACGCGGGCGAGACGCTCCACGCCATTGCGGGCCAAGTGGTCCGCTCGTGACCCGCCCGCACCCTTGTTCCCGCGTCTACTAGCCGCCCGGGTTGTGCGCGGGTTGCGGGGTGTCATACACCGGGGGTACGATGGGTGTATGACAACGACGATTACAACCGTGGCCGAGCTGGAGGCCCTGCCAGAGCGCGTGGTGCTGCTGTGCGCGGACGGAGAGGTGCGCTCGACGTGGCCGACTGGGCTCCGCGCGTTCAACGGCTCCGACATCAGCACGCGGGCACAGATGGCGCTGATGCTTCCCGCCGCGATCATCCATGACCCGCGAGTTGCACCGTGAGCCCGTCGAAGGGTGCGCCGGTCATCTCGTTCCGCGTGTCCCCCGAGTTGCGTGCCCGCATCGAAGCCAAGGCGGCGCGCATGGGGGATGGCACGACACTGACGGCGGTCATCGTGGCCGCGCTGGAAGACTACGTGGAAGGTGAAGGGGATGAGTGAGGGCATGGAGTGGCTGGACCGCGAGATGGACCGTGGTGCCGGGCCGCTCGTCGACCGACTGCTCGCGTTCAGCGAGTACCGCGCGTGCCCGCGGACGGCTGACGGTACAGCGACGCCCGAGCACCACAAGGCACGGATGCTCGTGCTCACGGATCGCGGGTATGAGTGCGTCGCCGTCGAACTGGCGGTGCGGAATGGGATGCCCTACGCGCCATACCCGCACACCCGAGAGGACGTGTGACGTGGACTGGACGACGACGGACGGGTGCGCGCGCTGCGCCGAGCATGGCCCGTTCTTCCCGGGCGGCACCTTCTACGTCGGGGATGAGGCTGCACGTGATGCGCACCAGGCGTGGCACGGGTTCGTCGCCGCGTACTTGGAGGCCGCGCACATCCCGCAACTACTGGACTGGCTGAGCCGCCGTCTCGCCTGACCCTGGACGCACGAAAGCCGCCCCCCTCCCGCTTGTGGCAGGAGAGGGGCGGTGGTGTGTGCGGGGCTGCGGGTTGACCGGTTCGCAGGGTGCGAGTTGACCGGTTAGAGCACGGGGTCGAGGTCGTGCACGTGCCCGTCGGCCGTCCAGAACGTGACCGAGCGGCTGGGGGAGTCCTGCCCGTGACGGTGCCGGAACCACGACGACCCGCCGTCCATCGCGGGTACCTGCACCCACAACCTGCGCCCACCGTGGTCCTGCACGCGCAAGTGGTGGAAGTGCCCGGACAGGAGCACGTCAGCGTCACCGATGGGGGACCGTCCGCCGGCTTGCTCGTTCCACCACTTCAACGGGTCACGGCCGAACTGGTGCCCGTGCGCGAGACCGAGCACGGTCCCGGACACGTCCACTGTGACTGTGAGTTCGTCGTGCTCAGGGAAGATGAACCTCACCCGGTCCTTGAGGTCGGGGTTCTCGGCCACGGCGTCTTGCACGGATGACGCGGCTTCGATGGCCCACGAGTCTGTCGCCGTGGTCATGGGGTTCCGGGTCGGCTCGTCGTGGTTGCCGGGGACCACGGGGACGAGGATGCGTGGCGCGGTGGCGTATGCCTTGACTTGCGCCCACAGGAGCCGCCGGTACACGCGGACCATCTCGGTGAGACCCAGGTCAGTACGCCCGACGACGGCACCGTTCTGGGAGACCGTGCCTTCGATGCAGTCTCCCAGTTGGGGCAGGACAACTTGCGCGAAGTGGTTGCTGCGGTCGAGCCGTTTAAATCGGAGGCGGCACGTCCGCGGCTGTCCCCCGCATCCTCGGGGAGATCGAAGTTGGTGCGCACCGTCGATCTTCCCGACCTGCGTGTCGCCGATCGGCGCCACGAACGACGCGGACTCTAAAGCCGACTCTGAAGCCCGACTCTTAACTCTGAAGCGGGCGATGTCCTTGCACAGTGCGTCGAGGTCCACCCGTGCCGCTTGTGCCGTGCGAGCCGGGAGGATGGACAACCGGACGGACTCAAGCCATTCACCATCCCACCGTTGCCACCGTGACCGGCGCACCCGTTCCACCGACCACTGTGCCGGGTCCAACCCGAACTCGTCGAGCACGGCCCCGTGGTCAGAAAGGGTCGCCTGCGCGACCGGTTGCGGCTTCGACACGACGAACCCGCCGTCCGTGTCATCAACCTCCATGCGAGGCTGCCACCCATCCGGGTAAGCCTTCCGCCCCGCCACATGCTGCGGACCCGTCGGCCCAGGGGACGCGAACGCGTCAGCGACGGCGCTCATAGACACCGCTCACGGTGACGCTTCACCGGGTGCTCACTGACCCTGAACCCGAGCCCCGTCAACTTCGCCGCGATGATCGCGTGCGGCCACACCTTCGGGGGTGCGGCGAGTGCGGCCTCAACGTTGGCCCGCCCCTCCCCGTCAAGCATGGGGAGGATGTCACACACCTTGCAGATGATCGGTGGTGCTGGTGGGGAAGCAAATGCCTCAGCCACGGAGCTCACGGTGTTCCCTTCGGCTGTGACCCGCCCCACGCTTACGGGGGCGGGTCGTGGTCAGTCGGTTGAAGGTCGGTCCGCTCGGAGTGCTACCGGGGGCCGGGGCGAGCGGGCCCCAGCGCATCGACGTCTTGCGGACCGACCGCTTCATGGGCTGCTACTTGCACGGCCACTGAGGTCCCAGCCCGGATCGCAAGCTCAGCGATCAAGTCCGCGTTCAGGGCGCGTAACCGGGCACACTCCTGGCAGTCGTTCACGCCGCGTCGAACCGGCAGCAGACCGCCCACGCCGCACGCGACCGGTGCCGGGTCAAACAATCCGCGCACTCCCAATACGGCCCGAGGTCGTCATACCCCTCAAGCGTGGGCAGGTCGGTGGGGCGCATCAGTCAGTCGACGTACGGGGGGAGCGCTTCGGCCTTGGCTTCCCGTAGCGCGTCCTCGAGTTCGTTTACCTGGTCCACGAGGTCGATCAGGTACTCGGCCAGTTCCTCCGTGGAACCAATGTCGTCGCGGCCTTCGATGAGGTTCTGAACCTTGGCGACGATCCCAGCGAGTGCCGTGCCAACGAGCCCGATTGCGAGGACCAGCCCGGGGGTGATCTCGTAGTCGACACCCACAAGTTCGAGGATGGCGTTGGCTGCGTCACCCACGGGTGGGATCGCGACGGCGACGAGGAGTGCGGCGAACGACCCGGCGACCTGTACCGCTGTGCGGAGGGCGCGGAGGGTGGATTCGACGGGGGCGGGGAGTGCGCGCTTGAGCACGGGACTGCCTTCCTGTTAGTGAACGGTCGTGCCGGCGACACCGGCAACGGTGATGAGTGCAAGAGCAAGGGGGATGAGCCACCACGCGTGCCCAACTTCACGGAGCGGGTGGTGGTGCACGGTCAGAGGCGGGCGCGGAGGGCGTCGAGGATCGCGTCAGCGTTGACCCCGGCGACGTCACGGACGATGCCCTCAATGTCAGCGAGCGCAGCAGTCGTCCCGGCCTGCGCACCCGTGGCCGCGGCGGTCTCAATCCCGGCGAGCAGTTTCGCTTCGTCGAAGTCCTCACCAGCAGCCAGGGCGTTGATCGCACCGACAAGCCCGGTGATCTTCGCGTCGATGGCGCGGGCAATGTCCCACGTGTAGTACGAGTAGTTCGTGGAGATGCGTTCCTGCTCACCCCACGTGGACGCCTTGCCGGTGGCAGGGTTGATGCCGAGGGCGTCGTCGAAGCTGGGCATGTCGTCTCCTGTGTCGAGGTTGGGGAAGTATTCGAAGTGCCAGGGTTCGGCGGGCATGATGGTGCGGTGCCACCCGTAGGACGGGTGTGCGAGCAGCCAGCCTTGGGCGCCGGACGCGGAGGGGATGTCGAGGGCCATGCCTTCCCCGTGCCAGGACCATCCGGGGCGTTCGGCGAGGGTGCCCCCGGCCTCGTACTTGGCTCGCAACTTGGCCTGCTCGAAGTACGTGCGGTACGCGGAGTTGACCCCGGCCGGGCACCCCGCTGCGCGTGCCCGCAAGTACGACGCCGCGGCGTCCTTACGCAACACAAACCCGCCACCAATCGGCGCCAGCAACGACGTGGGGATCCGACCATTCAGGGACGTGATGACACGCGTAGTCACGGTCAGCCGCCGAAGACTGCGTTGAGGACCCCGGTGACCGTTGCTGCCACACCCACAGCGGCCACAACCCATGTGGCCACGAACCGGCGGTCAGCGGTGCGTTGCGCGGCCTGCGCGTCGAGGGTTGCGGTGAGCCGCTTGTGTCGTTCGTCGGCGGTGAGTTCGTGGGTGCTCAACGCTTGCCGTGTGGCACGCGCTTCAGCGTCGATGCGTTTGACTTCGGCGTCGTGTTCGCGGCGGGTGACCATTGCGTCGAGCCGCCCGGTGAGGTCTACGCGGAGGTCGCGGACGTCTTGGCCCACACGGTTGATGGCGTCAGTGATCGGGTCAGTGGGCATGCGGGGGCCTCCCGTGTTCGCGGGCGCGGTATCGTGCAGGGCATGGGCGATGGTCTGTGTTTGGCGCCGGTGTACTGGCTTGACGGTGAACTCGAAGAGTCCTGCCAACTTCCCGCCGACCACGAGGGTGACCACTTTGACGGTTTCTCGTGGTTCGACGAGTACAGGCAGCGGGCCGACTCCCGCCACTAGGCGGGGTCACCCTGGTCCTCAGGCGGGGATGAGGGTCCACCCGGCGGGGTATGCGGTGGGTGACCATACGTTCGCGGCGATCTTGGACTCGTAGACCTTGCCGCCGAACGTCACCCTGTCCCCGATCTGATAGGCGTCGTGGGCCCCTGTTGGGGCGACCCACTCGGGCGGTGCGGCGCTCTCGGTGACGATCTCCCGCCACCCGGACACCCCGGGTTCCCACACGCACGCCGGGGCCAGGGCTTCCCACGTCTTGCCGTTGTGTGTCACCTGCCAGCCCTGGGGGTACGCGTCGTGGGCGGCCGTCGGGGCGATCCACTGGTCGCCGGGTTGGTCACCGCGTGCGGACATGTACCGGGCGGCGAGTGCCTCAGCTTCCGCGCTCCCGTTCGCGAGGGTCCATCTGCGGATACGTTCGGCGGCGGCGGACTCGATCAGCGCGCCCAGGTCGGTGTCGGACATGCCGGTCAGGTCCACGTCGCCCCCTGCTAGTCGACCGGGTGCCCGGACAGGGCACCGAGGTAGAAGTTGTGCGTGGCCGTGGACGGGGCGCGGACGTAGATCGTGTTGTTGGTCAGGATCTGCCCCCACCCGGTGGCCCCGCCGGTCGTCGCCATGCCCGCCCCGGACGCGTAACTCGGTGCGTGGCCCGACGCCGTGGTGCCAATGGTGGTGGTGGCGTTCGCCGTGAAGGACCCAGAGATGGAACCCCGGAGGTAGAGGATCCCGCCCTTGACCCGGGATTGGGCGTTCGTGCCCGTGAACCCGGGGGCCGTGGTGATCGTCACCCACCCGGTGTCGTCCACGGGTGGGGCCGCCTGCCCCCACACGGTCGCCTTCGTCCCGTGCCGCAACACCAACACCCGGTCAGACACCGCCAGGCCCGCAGTCATCGGGGACAACGTGACCGTCAACGGGTCATCGTCATGTTCCAACGTCACCTGCAACGGTGACACCTGTGTCACGGCACCCCAACGCCACCCATCACGCTCACCCTTCGGACCCGGCAACAACACGTCAAGACCGTTCACGAGGACACCCCCCGCAACGTCGTAAGCATCAACGGACCCGCCTCACCCGGAACCAACGACACGGCCCACCCCTGCACCGACGCCGGACCATCCGTCAACGTCACCACGTCATGCAAGTCCTGCGGCACCATCGCATGCTCAATGTCATACGTCGCGGACACGGCCTCGAGCTCGATCAGCCGGCGCGCGGCGATAGCATCCGCGACGGTTTGGGAGGTGGCGTCGTGGTCCTCGACGACGGTGATCCATCGGCCCCGGGACGGCTCCGAGAACCGTGACGACGCGTCTGTGTTCTCGGCCAGTCCCACGAGGCCCGTCACGTCGAGGGTGCCGTCCGAGATGACGATCACCCGGTTCGGGACCGCGATCAGATCCTCATCCTTCGACCAGTCCGGGGTGACAATCGCATCCGGGCCAGGGGTAAACGCGCGCACGGGCACCCTGTCCTGGGGGCGCACATACGGGGACGCCGTAAACCGCCCGTACCGGTCACACCGCAACGACCAGTAGTTTATGGACGCGAGCAAGTCGTTCGCGATGCGCAGGCGCGTCGTGCCCGCCTCCCACACCATCCCCGACGTCAGGGTCTCCGTTGACGCGGTGATCGCAACAGCGGTCTCCCCCGCGGCGGCGATCACCGTAGCCACAGCATCCGTCACCACAGTCCCCGCGGGCAGTGAGTAGGACTGTGACACCGCGTCCTGGTCAAGCACGGCCAACTTGTCGAGGAGCTCAACCCGCCACGACGTCGGCCCGTCCGAGTGCCGCTCGCGGGGGGACGCCAACAGGTACACACCTAACGGCCACGACCCGTAACCGTCCACCGTGAACCACGGCATCACCCGGGCGCTGAGCCAGTCCACGCCCTGCCCCACATCCGACAGGGACAGGGTGCCGCCACCGTGGATCGTCGCCCCCGCCTTATGATCCAAGCTGAGGCCGGTCACACCGTCCAACGTGCCCACCGTCGCGTCATCCGCCGTCAGCAAGTCCACCCGCCACGACTCCACCCGGTGCGTCGTCAACGGGTCAGGACCCGCCGGCAACCAAAGGTCAGGCATCGTCTGACTCTTCAGCGGTGAACGACACGCCAGTGACCATGCCGCCAACGTCCGCCGCAGCGGTCACACCGGGTACGGACACGTACCGGTAGTGGTCGGTGGAACGCAACAGGTGCGGGCCCGCGAGTTCACCCAGGTCCAACCACTCAGCCACAGTCGAGTCACCCCTGCCCGAGTCGCGGATCACCTCGAACGACACATCCCACCCGCGCTCAGCAGCGTCCGACGCGAACTCCACCCGCTTGTCCCTGCCCGCGAACCGGTGCAACACCTTCGACGCCTTACCCGTCCGGGACACGATCGAGATGTTCGTCACGGCGCGGCACACCACCGAGAACCCGGGACCCGCAGACAACCACAAGGACGCACGGTCCCCAGCCTCCGGGGTCGTCACCGTCACAGTGGCCGACTGTGCTGTGGACGGCAGTGCCGAGACAGCGACCGCGTAGTAGTCGTTGGTCCCCGCCACCGTGGGCGAGTAGTCCGTCACCGACGTGTTCAGCGGCACGGCCTCGGCGATGAGGACGAACGCCCCACCGTCCAGGGATCGGTAGACGTTGACGTGAGTGGCGGCGACCTCGGGGGCGGTCGGGGGATCCGTGACTGTGATCGCCAAGCCCACCGTCGCTGTGTCCGGGTCCCACGTCGCCACCACGACCGGGGTCGGGGGCACGGCGTAGGCGACCGTGAACGCGTTCGTGTCCCCCAGGGACCACATGCCGTCGGCGTCCTGCACGACGAGTCGTGCCGACCCTGCGAACCCATCACTGAGGGTCGCCTCAAGGGTCGCCGTCGTGCCCGCACCGACACCAGGCAGGGACTCCACAACCGCGCCCAGGTTGTCGAGCAGGTCGACCTGCCACGCCACCTGAGCCTTGCTCTCGGCGTCGTAGTACGCCCACGAGACTGTCAGCTCGGACGTTGCCACCACGGACGCGTCGGCCGGGGACGAGATCGTGCCCGTGGGCCGTGCGGACGACGGCAGGGACGCGGTCGCCGACCAGGGGGAGTAGTCGGCGTGCGCGCCCTTGGTGCGGACCTGCCACTCCACCGTCGTCGGGTTCGCGTAGGTGCCGCCCGTTAGCACCCACGATGACGTCGCGGACGTGACGGCCGTCTCGGTCGTCCACGTGCCCGCGCCCGCGGCCCGGTGCTGCACCTGGAACGCCGCCTGCCCGGTCGTGTCCACCGGGTTGTGCTGCCAGGTCAGGGTCACGTTCTCAGTGGCGTCCCGGACCGTCGTCGGGCCCAGGTTCGTCGGCGCGTTCGGCGCGGCCAGCAGCTGCACCGTGTTCGACGCCGCCGACTGCGCGGAGATCAGCGACCCGTTGTACGTCGCGACCTTGTAGGCCCAGGTGACCGACGACGACGGGGCTGTGTGCGTGTACCCGGTCAGGTTCGCCGTCGCCACCGTCGCCAGGAGCGCGAACGCCCCACCGTCCTGGCTGGCGTAGACCTTGATCCCGACGTCATGCCGGGCCGTGTTAGAAAAGCTCAGGACAATGTTCGCCCCGGACTTCACCGCGGACGGGGTGCCCGGGGCGGCCGGGGTCGTGTACACCGTGGCCGACTCCGCGGAGGTCGCAGAACCTGTGCTGTTGTTCGCGATCACCCGGTACCTGTAGGAATGATCCGCGCTCGTCGTCATGTCCGACCACGAGTGCGACCCGGTGGTCGTGTAGTACGTCGAGACATCCAGGACCGTCGCCCACGACCCACCGTCGGTAGACCGCTGCACACGCTGCGACGAGTAGGGTGCCGTCGTCGTCGCATTCCGCGTCCACGAGACCGTGTGCTGGGTATCCGACACCCGGGTAGCCGTGACACCCGTCGGGGCAGCGGGCAGCCCGGGCGGGATCGACACCGACCCGTTCGTCGAGATGACGTTACTCGCACCCCAGAACTCGATACCCGTCAACGACGCCGCGAACGACTTCGACGAGTTGTCCTTCGTGAAGTAGACCGTGTTGTCGTAGATCAGTTGCGACCCGCCACCACTACCGATGCTGATCGCCGTCGAGTGGTTCGTCAGGTTCGGCCAGTCACCCGTCACGTCCAGGTCGTTCACCGAGTCGGAGACCGCGAGCGACGAGTTGTAGTAGATCTTCAGGTTGATCGCACGCTGCGTCGTCGAGTCATACGTCGTCGTGAAAGCGTGCGTCAAAGACTGACCCATCAGGCGCTCACCCCACCCTGTTGACGGCCAAGCCTGCGAGCATTACCAATGAACTGCTCCAACTGACCAACCGACTGCAAACGCGACACATCCGCCGTGATGTAAACGGTCGTGGTGGACTGCGCAGAGTTATGGACCGGGCCGTATGCTTCAGGGGCACGACTCCCCATCGCAGCCAACTGGGCCTGGTTGTAGATCATCCCCGACTGGTCCGGGACGAACAGTTCCGGCTCACGCTCACCGACCATGTACGGGCGACCAGCAACCACGGGACCGCCCCCGGCCCGGTGCTCGTCGTACCCGCCCTGTGCTCGCACATCAGCGGTGATGACGAAGTCCTTCATGCCGGCGAGGATCGTCTGGATCGTCCGCAGTTTCCGTTCCGCCGCCGCGGTCTCCACCTCAACGGACACATCGATGTTCTCCGGGATCAGACCCATCTCATCCGCGAGAGCGTTCGCTTCCTCGGCGCCGAGACCCATCGCGGCGGCAGCATCCAAGAATGCCTGCCGGGACGTCGCCATAGTCGCCTGCAACTCTGACTGTGTGGCGTCGTTCTCCTGCATGGACTCGATCAGTTTCCACCCAGACGCAGCCACGTCATCAAGGGCTGACTGGTTCGCGCGCCCCGCCTCCGTGGTGATATCCAACGTCTTGCCGTTGGTCTCAAGCGCCTCCGTCACACTGTCCAAGGATTCCTCGAACCCGCGTTGCGCGTCCCGCTCGGACAGCACTACGCCGGCCAGCTCGGCCATGAGGCCAATGGCTTCCTCAATGACCTCAGCCTGGGTTTGCAACTCGCCCGTAGCCGACGCAACACTCGCCGCAAGATCCTCAGACGAAATCCCCGCAGCCTCATCCGCGATAGCCTTCTGACCCGCAGCCTTCTCCGCACCGGTCAGCGCGTCACGCTCAGCCTGCAACGCCTTCGTAAAGTTGTTCATCTCGGTCGTCTTGTGGCTGTGGCCGTCCGCGTACTCCGCAGTGGCGGCATTCACCCGCGCCATAGCGGCCTCTTCACCAAGAATGGCGGCCTGCAAGTCCTCGACAGTGAGACCCAACCGCTCACCCATGTCGATCAGCGACTCGGGGTCCTTGCCGAAGATGCCGTCAAGGAACCCGCCCCGGTCAGTGGAGAGCGCGTCGTTGATCGCAGATAAGGTCTCGCCCGTGGTCCGCCCAAACTCGTCGAGCGTGCCCTGAAGTTCTTGCGTCCGGGCACGCGCATCCGCAGCCTGCGACGCCCACGCCATCAACGCGATAGTCCCCAACGCGAGCGCACCCGCAGCAACACCACCCGTCAGCTTCGCCGTCGTCGACAACAGCTTCAGTTGGGTGATCGTCCGCGACACCGCAAGCGTCAACTTCGCCACGCCCGCCACGCCCACAAGGGCCAGACCACCACCACCGACGATCGCCAACAGGGCCGACTGTGCCTCCTCGGGCATCTCCGCGAGCGCGTTCACCACCTCAGTGACCGACTGTGTAAGCCCACGCAACGGCCCCTGCCCACCCTCACCGAGCGAGATCAACAGGGTCTCGAGCGACCCGCGCAGGATCTTCACGTCGCCCTGCAAGTTGTCGAGGCGGTCGGCGGCGACCTGTGCCGCGTACCCGGACTCGTCCACGGCCTCAGTCCACTCGCGCACACCCTCAGCACCGTTCTGGTACAGGACGCGCGCGGCGGTGATCTGCTCGTTGCCGAATATCTGACCCAGGGCGGCTGAACGGGTTGCCTCGTCCATCGCCCCGAACTGGTCCTTGAGTTGCCCCGCGACACCCTCAAGGCCGATGAACTCGCCCTGCGCGTCGAACACGGAGATCCCGTATTCCTCCATCGCCCGGGTCGCCGCAGCAGACGGGGCGGTCATCGACATGAGCACACCACGCAGGCCCGTGCCAGCCTTCTGCCCGAGGATGCCCTGCTCAGCGAACATCGCCAAGGTGCCCGTCGTCTCCTCCAACGACACACCCATCTGCGCTGCCACGGGACCGACGTAGGCGAGGCCCTGTGCGAGTTCCTCAACCCCACCCACGGCCTTGTTCGCACCTGCGGACAACAGGTCAGCAACCTTCGTCGCATCCTGGCCAGAGAGGGCGAACTGCTTCAAGGTGATGGCCGTGATCTCGGCGGCGCGGGCCACCTCAAGCTGACCCGCCGCGGCAAGGTCAAGGGTCGCAGTCAGACCGCCAGAGAGGACGTCCTCGGCCGCGACACCAGCCTTCGCCATCTGCTCAATACCCTGAGCCGCCTCGATCGCCGTGTACGCCGTGTCCCGGCCGGCTTGCATCGCAGCAGCACGCAACTCGTCAAGCCGGCTGACACCCGTCGCGGCAACGTTGGACATGGCAGCGGAGAACTCCGCAGACTTCGCCACAGCGAGCCCCGCCACGGCCACCATCGCCAAACCCAGGGCACCCATCGCGTTCGCCGTCGTGTTGATCGCCTCACGACGCTGCGCCGCCGCCCGTTCCTCAACACGGGCCATCTCCGTAGCCGCCCGAGACTGCATCTGATGGGCGCGACGAAACTCCTTCTCCGCCTGAGTGATCCCACGAGCATCAAACTCAGACGACACCATGACCTTGACGTTGCTACCGCTCCAAGCCACCGAGATCACCCCCGACTGTTCATCTCGATGACGGACATGCACCGCGGGCAATCCGCTGCCGTGCCACGCACCAGGCGCACACCAGCACCACGAACCTTCGACTCATCAGTGGCGTTCGTGTGCTCGACCTGCACACACCCCGGGCACACGTCCACGTGCGCGTGCGGCTGACCGTCATCCGGGTGATACCCACACGACGGGCACCGCTTCGCCTCATGGGACTGCCACGCCAGCGCCGACGCCTGGTCGGACTCGTCCCACGACAGGAACTCCGACAACGGCAACGCCTTTGGCCCGCAGTAGGCCATACGTGCCGCGAACAGGCGGTCGACGCTCAGTCTTTTCCCAGAGCCTCCGCGGGGACGGTGCCGTAGTTCAGGACCAGGAGCCGCTGGTACAGGGCGTTGGCCTCACCGGCGGACACACCGTCCGTGAGCAGGGTCGTCCACTTGTCCAGGTCGTTGTCCTCGACCGCGCACGCAGACGCCAGGGCGGGGAGGAACGTCGCAGGGTCCTGCCCACCATCCTCGGCCAAGTGCGCCTGCGACAACGCCTCGTACTCACTCGGCTTCAACGCCTCGAACTCGACCTGAAGCACGGAGTCGCCAACCGCGAACGGGAACGTCCCGCGGCGGCGACCCCGTGCCAGGAGATCATCAAGAGCGGTCATGTCAGACCGCGGCCGGGATCGCCACGTCAGTGGCCGGCTCGGACGTGATCGCGAACGCCACCGTGATCTGCGCGGCCTGGTCACTGGTGGAACGGACCTTCCCGAGCGAGGACACGCGGATCGGGTACACGTCCATCTTGGACGCCGCCACGTCACCGCCGTCCATGAAGGCGATGTACCCCTCGGTGTCCTGCGGCAAGGTCGCGCGAACGTCCGTGCCTTCCTTGTCGGCGTAGAACGTCAGCGAGGACGAGTCCACGGTGATCCGACCGGGCAGGTTCCCCGTGAACCGAGTACCCAGGTCAGCCACCGGGATCGACCCGGCCTGCTTCGTCCAACCGGAGATGTCCGCGATCTCGTTGGTCAGGACAGTCCCCGCCGTGATCTCAGCCCTGGTGGGGATGAGGGTGGTAGCCGCGATCGTCGGAATGTAAACGACCTCGGTGACGCCGACCGCGAAGTACCGGTCGGATGTGGTGAGAGCAGCCATGGTGGCTCCTTTGTGTTGGTGAGACCCGAGCCCGACCGGACCGGGAGAATCAGTTAGTGACGCCAGCCCGCTTGAACGCGGACCCGACAGCCTCGATGACCGCCTTTTCCATCTCGTCCTTGTGGTCCCGTGCCGCGGGGAACAGGTACGGGCGTGCGGCCTGGTCGACCCAGCGGTCCGCCCCGTAAACGGGGTGACGGAACGGCGACCCGGACAAGCCCTCGAAAGCGCGGGCGTGGGGTGCGATTGACGCGCGAGCAGCAACGAACACGCCCATGCGGTTGCCCTTGAGGCTCACCCGGACATTCAGGGAACCGGGGATGCGTGACGACCAGGACGAGTTGGCGGCAGCAGCGGCCTTGACCTTGTTGCCGACACCGAGAAGCTGTGGGCGCATCTCGCCGCGGAACTCCTCGGGGACCGCCTTGAGCCGGTCGGACAGGTACACAACCCCGTCCCAGTTCCAGCCCATCGTCAGACCGGGCGCCCCACTGGACTTCGCTGCACGGCGCGCGGCGTTGTAGTTCGACGTCCCGTAGGTCGTCAACCGTTCACGTTGACGCCCAACCCGTGTCGCGGTCGAACGCGTCGACCTCACAGCAGGCACGACCCCCGGACCGCGAAGAACACCACAACGGACACACCGTCAGGGGTCTGCAACGGCGCCCACTTCGTGCCACCGGAAACCGACGCTTCCTCCCACACCGACGTGCGGTGCACGTCACGCAACGCGTCATCAATCTGCCCCAGAATGGTCGACGCCCGGGTCCGCAACGGGCCCACAGCGGCGTCACCCGACACCAAGGTCAACATGCACCCGACCGTGAAGTCCTCACGCATCCTCGGGCGACCCAAGCCGTCCTCAATGGACACATCAGTCGAATACCCCGGGCCGTCCGTCTCCAACCCAACAACGATCGCCTCATCCATGACGACATCGAGAGTCGGACCGTCCAACACCTGCAAACCTGTTTCCGTCTCAAGCAAGGCCACCAGGGCGTCAACGGCCTCACCTAGACGCGTCGTGGTCATGCGAAGCCCGGCACGGTCACGGGCGCCAGCAGCTCAGCCGCACGCCGCGGAATGGCGAACCCCATAGGCACCTGCTCGTCACCCTGCGCGAACGCAGCATCCCGACCAGCACGCCCACGACGCGTCTCCCACAAGTGCTTCGCGATGATCCGCACCGCTTCATCAACCGACGCGGAATCCCCACGGGTCACCGTGACCGTGTACGCGCCCGGTGTCACCACCGTGGCGATGGTCACAACGCCTGACGCCAGGTCCGTGTCCGTGGGTGTCACCACCGCGCCGAGGGGGTCGGTCACCGTGCCCACAGTCGCCAGGTTCGTCGCGGGGAGGATCAACTTGTACCCCGTGGGGCGAACCGTGACGGTCGAAGCACCAGCCGGACCGACGATGCTGGCAACGTGCTCAAGCGTCGCGTCCAACACGTCCTGGACCTGTGCGTACCGACTGTCAGCTGCGGTGATGGCCAGGTAGTCAGCCAGGTCGGCCAGGGTCACGGTCATGTCAGGACCGCCGCGTCCGCTTCGGCGCGGGCGGGGCAGGGGCGGTCGTCACGGTGGCCGTCTCAACCTTCGGGGCGGTCGCCGTCTCAACAACCGGCACCGCCGACCCCGCAGCGCACATCTTCGCGCCCTCATGGTCAGGCAGGTCAATCACGTCACCCGGTGCAGGCCAGTACGCGCCGTTACGGGTGCCGGTGATCTGGAACTTCATCTTGACGCGCATACTGCCTCCATCGATAGAGCGTTTGTGTCGCGCAGTAGGTAGGCAGCCACGGCGAGGCACCTGTCGAGGGGAGATATCTGGTTTGTCTTCGCCTCAAGCCAACCGAGGGTCAGATTGCACTGAGGGCACATCAGCCCGCGAACACATTGTCCGCACGTTCGGTATCCGTCATTGCAACACTTGTGGTCATGATCGACGTGAGCCGACATCGGATGCCCACGAGCGACTAGCAGCGACAGCTCGGTGCCGCAGCCCGTCGCGCATAGACCGTTCTGATCTGCCAGCATCTTGAATAGGCGCGCGCCCGTTGTGTTGTATGTCGTCAGGATCGGCGCCTTGCTGCGACACAGGGGGCTGCAATATATGGACGCCTTGTGGGTCGGCGGAGTGAAGGTCTTGCCGCACCAGTTACACGGCACGGGGGCTGGATACCCCGCCCGGTCTCGGTAGCAGCCCTTCTCGCGGCACTTCCGTGAGCAGAATCGGTGGGTGGACTTGTACGCCACAAACTCACCTGAGCACCAGGCGCAGGCCGTTAGTGCCGGGCGCCAGCCCGGGCGCGCCGCGTACAGCGCGGCATCGTTGCAACTCCTCGTGCAGTAGCGCGCGCCCTTGCGGCGTCCGACGATGATGGAGCCGCACTGTTCGCATGTATTCATTGGAACTCACCTCTGCAATAGGCGGGGGCCACTGAGGCCGCGCGCGATTGCAGCGCACGCGGCCTCAGTGGGGACTAGATCGGGGCTCAGGTCCCGGAATGCGTGAACGTCTTCAGGGCATTTGCATCCACGGAAACGGAACCGTGGCGCACAACAGCCCTAAACGTCGACACGTCCTCGTTGAACGCGAAGTCGTCCGAGCGCTCAAACCGGAACCCACCCGCGATGCGGGTCTTGACCGAGGCCAGGTCACCGAACAGGATCGACTCAGCGGACGCGGCCGGAACCGGGATGTTCCCGTCGATCACAACGGGCTTCCCCAGGATCAGGTCAGGCTGACCAGCGATGACCGCCGGCTGCCACACGTACACGCCGTCCGCGGACTTGATCTTGCGGACGATCGCAGCGGTCGGGTCAGCCAGCACCCACGCGCACGAAGCGCTGTTCCGGTACGGCGCGGTCACCGAGTGGAACAGGGAGATCAGGTAGTCGAACCCGGCACCCGCGGTCGACTGCACACCGAAGCCCAGGGTCGTACCCGTCGCACCCGTCACACCAGCGGCAGCAGCGGCCAGGGCCACCGACGCGGCAGTCGCACCAACGGCGTTACCAAGTTCGCGCCCGGCCCACTTGGCGAGGTACGCCTCGAGGTTGAACGCGGAGTCCGTGAGCAGCTCGGTGCTGATCTGCACCAGGTAGCCCTGCTTGGACACGGTCGAGTCGACCGAACCGAGGGTCGGCTCGGACTGGGTGAGCGCGACGGTCTCAGCGGTGGACGCAACGGTCGAGTACGCGGTCACCCGCGGGAACTTGATCGTCTCACCGCTGGTCGTGTTGATGACGTCGACCTTGGACAGCAGGTCAGCCGCAGCAACCATGTACTCCCAGAGCTGGTTGTGGAATCCCTGGGGGATGACACCAGCACCGGACGTGGTGGTCAGGTCGGCGCGCTGCTCGATCGGCACGTCGTAGGCCCGGCCAGCCTCGCCACGCAGGAACGCGCGCAGGGCGTTGACCTCAGGGGCGTTGACCCGGGTGGCGTTGCCGACCATGTCGGCCAGCGCCTCAGTGACGGCCCGGTTCTCCTCGTCAGCCTTGGCGATCGAGTCGATGCGCGAACGCAGTGCCGTGAGGTCCGCGGACATGGCCTCGTACTGCCCCGCCTCCTCGGCGGTGAGGTCGCGCCCCTCTTCCTCGGCGTGGTCGAGCAGGGCCTTAGCCTGCTCCCAGATGTTCTGGCGCTTCTCGGCCAGGGTGTCGATGTAGGTCATAGTGTCCTCCATTGGGACGTGGGGTGCCCCGGCTTGGGGCGTGACAAGGTGACGAGTGCGGGTCACCGCTGCTCGTCGGGGTGATGCGGGGTGGTGCGTTGCCGGGTGCGGGTCACCGCTGCCCAGGCCGGGAGTTACCGCTGCGCCTCAAGGTCGAACTTCTTGGCGCGTAGGACCGGCGTCGAGGGGTGCGGGTCGCCGCTGCCCTCCGGGTCGGTCTCCGAGGCCGGGGCCTCGGGAGTCTGGGCGGCCAGAGACCGCAGGGCCACCGACGTGTCCGTGTACGCGGGGGAGTTCACGGGTGCCACGTCGACAAGCTGGACGGCCCGCAGGGTGCGCAGGGGGAAACCCTGGTCCGTCTGCGACCACTCGTCGTCGATGGTGCGGAACGCGAACGACGACCACTTCATGTCGCCGCGTGCGGCGAGCACCTTCGCGTCACGACCGGCCTGCGTGTCTGGCAGGTCCACCGTGTACCGCAGCCCCGTACCGTCCGCCTCCAGGGTCAGTGTCCCCGCCCATGTGGTGCCGAGTAGGTGCGCGTCGTCGTGGTTCATCCGCGCCATGACGGGCACGTTGTCCGCGAGGGACTTGTTGAACGCGGCCGGGTCGACCTGCTCCACGAACCCACCGAGGTTCTGCGAGTGACGGTTGAACACCGCTGCGTAACCGACCAACTGCCCGATACCGTCACCACCCTCACGGAGTTCGACAGGGCCTAGTGCGGCTGTACGGATCTCAAGGTCAAGAGTCGTCATGGCGTCTCCCCTTCGGTGGAGCGATCGAAACCGCGAGGCGGGTAAAGGGTCTGCCACTGAGCGATCTCGCCAGCAGTCAGCGGGGGCCGGTCCTCAAGCGCGCGACCCTCGTCCTGGGTCTCCATGCCAATGCCCAGCGCAATCCGGTGAGCCTCCATACGCGACTTCAAATCAGCCCGCGCAAGAGCGTCCATGTTGCCCTTCACGTACACGCTTTCCGGGGACAACGCCGTCAACGCTTCCTCGAGCCGGTTCACCCACGGCATGAGTGCGCGACGGTTCCGCTTCAACTCGTTCAGCTCGACCGTGGCATACGTCATCGAGGATCCTGACGCGCCGCCGATGTCCTCGGGGGCGACACGGTAGATCGCGGCGATCTCAGTAGCACCAGCCTTGATGGTGTCAAGGAATGTCGCGTCGTCCTTCGGGACCGTGAGCGTTTCCCATTCCCAGTCGTTGCCCGTGACGAAGATGTCCCGGTTAGCGACCGACGCCTTGAACCGTGCCTTGACAACCTCCGCGGACCCTTCGGGAAGAACACGCGCCCGGTTGCGCAACACACCGGGGGGCATGATCCCACCCGCGTAGAACGCCGCCGCGTACTGCTGCGCCGAAATCATCTTCGTGAACTGCAAACGGAACAGGGCCACGGGGGACAGGCCGATGATGCTGCCCGGCATCACCGACGCCGGGATGTACACGAACGTGCCCGGGTCGACCGTCTGACCGTTGACCCTGAACGTGGGCAGGGGGCCGGTCTCGTCGATCATCACCCGGTCCGGGTGAATCCACACGACCCGCTCAGCCTGCCCCGCATTACCGACCTGCACGACAAGGCCGAACGCGAAACCCTTCAACAGCATCGACATCATCGCCTGGTTGAACCACGCGATCCGCCCAATACCCACACCCGGGTCCGTCAGAATGCGCGGCTGCACGGTGAGCTTCGTCGACCCCTGGTACGCGTGCCACGGCATCACCGACACGTCATCCGCGATCCCCGTCACCGCCGCATACAACGGGATCAAACGCAACGCCGACTCGGCCGTGCCCGCCATCAACGACGGGCCACCAGCCGACCACGGCAGAGAAGTGATAGTCCGAGACTCAACACGTCGAAGTAGGCTCATGCCGCCGCCTTCCGATCCGCGATCCACGAGATCGCCAAGACACCAGCGCCGGCCACGAACAGCGCACATGGGCCACCCCACGGCCCGGGCACGACAGCCCACACGGTCAGGGCAAAGGACACAACAATCAGCAACATCCCGATCAGGTCAAGGACGGTCGTGAGAGAAGCGCGCACACCGACCCCCTAGCCGATCGAATCAGAAATGTCATAGTCGGTACCGGCGAGCTGACGCCACTTCCACAAACCCAACGTCATACCCACCAGGGGCGCGATCTGCGGACCCGCACCCTTACGCGACCACGCCCACGCACCATCACCCAACGGGCGGGTCTGCGCAGTCTCCACAGCCGTCGTCAACATCGGCTGACCGAGTTGCACCAGCCCACCATCACGGATCGCATCAAACGTCTGACCACACGCCTCAGCAACATCCGTGTACGTCGTCACCGTCACCGTCAAACCCAACGGTTCCAAGGCCGCGTTCACGTCATCAATCAACGCCGCCGCCGCACCCTTACCATCAATCACCACAGCGTCAGCACCGTTATCCGCCGCGATCTGAGCAACCCGCTCAGCCACCCAGCCCGTGCCGGGACGGTGATCAGCGACCTCGACCTGCGGGTCGTCGTCAGGGCGCTTACCCATAGCAACGACCGTCGTCATCGACCTGTCCGAAGTCGTCTCGATCGCCAGGACAATCGGACTGGACACCCCAGTCTTGACGCCGAGACGCGCAGCCCAGTCCGACATGTCAACCACGCCCGAGGACGTGCCGCGCGCCGGCCAGATGCTCAACCGCTCCGCGCCAAACGACTCCGGGGACATCGCCTCACGCTCAGACGCGATGCCCTCCTCGGACAGCCGGTAATCGAGTGCCGGGTTGCTCCACGACCAGTGGTGCCGGTCGTCAAGGTCGATCGCACGAGACGCCTTAGCGTCGTCTGACCCGCGGGGGGTCCACTCCAACCACGCCAGGCGGTCCGACTTCCCTGCCCGACCACGATCCCGCACCCGAGTCCAGTGTTCGCCGTTGTTCTCCGGCCCCGGCACCGTCCCGGTGTAGATGGCCTGCGGGTTGCCCTGCGCCGACATTGACGGCAGCAGCGCGTCAACCGCCAAGGTCGACAACTCCTGCGCCTCGTCGAAGATGATCCGCTGAGGCGAGAACCCGCGCCCCGACGACTTCGACCGCGCCACGAACCGCAAGCGCACACCCGACGTCAACTCGATGCCCTCTTCGCCGTTCGCCAGCGACACGCGCGCCACCAACCGGGACAGGTCCGCCGAGCCGTCGACCCATCCCCGGATACGCAGGAACGCCTCAAACGCCGTCTTGGTCTGATGCGCCGTCCAGAGCGTCAGCGGATCGCCGGCCAAGAACATCCCGTGCAACACGATCGCCTCGAGCGCGCCGCCCTTGCCGTTCTGACGAGCAACCAGGAACCCAACCTCGGGCGCCGCCCACCGACCATCAGTCCGCTCGGCAAGCGCCGCACGAACCACCGTCTGCTGCCACGGGTCAAGAACCAGGCCAACCGACTCGGCTAACTCGATTGCCTCAACCGCAGCCTCCTCCGACGCATACGGAGGACGGTGCAGAACTCTAGGCGCTTGCCTGCCTGCGAGCGGCACGCTTGGCTGCGAGGGCGTCAACGGCAGACCCCCTCGGCTCGGCCAGCGACTCCAACTCGCGCATCGTCTCTGCGAGCTGCTTCGCCAGGGGCGCGGCCTTGTCAGACTGCGCGTCCTCTAGACACGCGGCTAGGTGGTCACGGATTGCGATCAAACCGGCACGACGGGACTCGGCAACAGCAGCGGGCAGGTCCATGAGGCCCCCTCAAAACTCGCGGGGAGAGAAACTCCTGCGGGCGGCGGGTCATGCGAGACGCACCCTCAAAAGAATCCACGGTCACCACTGGCGGGAGGTGATGAGCCGTTCGGGTTGCCGCATCGATGCGCCTTTGATGGCACCAGCGACGACGTTGCATCGCGCGTGTGCTGCACCGAGGTAGCCGGTGCGTGTGTCGTTGTGGTCGAGGTGCCAGGGTTCGCCGGGTTCGATGAGGTCACCGCAGCGGGTGCACACACACTCACCGGCTTCGACGTGCGGTGCCCATTCCTTGCGCGCCTTCTGGTGTTGCCACCCGTACCCTGACGCCGTGGTGGCGCCGGTCATGTCAGTCGTCGATTGGTTCTGGCGCTGGGTCTGGTGTGGTGGGGATTGCGCGGATGGCAAGATCCTTCGCGGACACGAGGCGGTGCAGCGCCCGGTCCTTCTCGGGACCGTTGGGGGCGGTGTCGTCCACGAGCTTCGCCGCACGAGCGAACGCACTGGCCACCTGGCGTCGCTTGCCCGTGTACTCGGTTTCGAACCACGACATCATCGGGTGCGGCATCGGTGCACTTCCTCTCAGACCTCGAACGCCGCCACTGTGACGGTGGTCACCGCGGAGAAGTTCAGGTATGCGGTCCCGTCCGTCTGGCGCAGGACCTTTGACAGTGAGAACACCCGTTCGGCGCCGGCTGCGATGGTGATGGTGCGGTCTGCGATGTCCAGTCCGTCTACGGTGCCGGGGGTGGGGATTGTCACTGTGATGGGGCTCGCGCTGCCGTTCTTGACGTGCACGAAGTGGGCGGGTCGGATGACGATGGAGTGCCCGTCGACGTTGGCCGCGGCGTAGGTTGGGCCGATCCCTGCAAGGGAGATGACCTGGGGTGTGAGTGCGGTGCGGGCCATGGGGTCTCCTTGGGCGGTCGGTGGTTAGATGGCTGCATGAGCGCTACTGAGACTGAGCCCGCAACGCTGTCGAGGACGGGGCGGTGGGTTGCCGCCGCCATGATCGCACTCGCCCTGGTCGTGTTCGTCGTCGTCCGCGTGAACGCCGTCCGGGCGCAGGACGTCAGGTCCGACGTGTATTACTGCACCATGTCCGGGGTGGGCTTGTTCGATGAGGGCCCGAACACTGGGCGACTGTGCGCGGACCTGCTGTCCGACTAGACGACGCCGACGAGTGCAAGTAGCCCGTAGATCGCAAGTGCGACCACGACGCATCCGGCAACGAGCCCCAACACGGCCCAGGGCGACCCTTCGTCGCTCTCGAAGTTCACGGTCGCGACTGGCAGTGACGGTGGCGGGGGCGGTGCGTTGCGCATGTTCGTGACGCACATGCCGATTGACCCGTCGAGGTTGCGCACGTGGCTGTGGGACTCTTCGGTGAGTACGCCCTCCAACGGGCAGCCTGTCGCGATGCAGCGGTACTTGCTCACCGGGTCAATCCCTTCGTCTAGACGTTTAGTCCCTCGGCGCGCTCACCCCTCGCTTAGCATTCCGGCGCACGTGGCCGGTCGCCCTTGGGAGGGTGTTGTTGTCAGGCCGCGGGTGTGAGGTTTGTTCCCCGGCCAGCTCATCCCCAGGTGTTCAACTCCACGGTCAGCCTTGGCCGATGCGTGGTCGCCCTCGTTGGGGTGTGCTTGTTCGCCGCGAGATGGCGGCCGGGGAAGCTTGTGGGTCAGGCCGCGAAGAGCGCGGCGAGGTCAACGACGGGAAGGCCCGGTGTCTTGCGCGCCGCTCGCTCTGCTGGCGACATCGCCTTCCATGTGGCCATGTATGTGCGGTGACAGGTAACGCAGCGCCGCTTGGCGCCCCTGTGGCGGTAGGTGTTCTCTGGCGTGTACGGGTGTCCCGCCGGGCAGACCGTGCGGGCCGCCTCGGATGCGGGGATGGTGTCGCCGCGTAGCGTGTTCTCGCGCGAGGTGACGGGCTCGAGGTGTGCCGGGTTCACACAGTGGCGAACGCGGCAGAGGTGGTCGAGCTGTAGGCCGTCAGGTATGGGCCCGATGAAGTGTTCGTATCCCCAACGGTGGGCGCGGTACGTGCGCCCGGACCTGAAGTCGCCGTACCCACCGTGGTTGCGCCCTGCCGTCCAGAGCCAGCATCCGGTCTCGGGGTCCTTATGGACCTTCGCCATGAACCGTTCTTCGGCTGCGAGGCTGCGGGTGGGAGTATCGTTGCTCATATCGACCCCTTCACGGTCGGTCACGCCCCCGGCCTGTATCCGCAGGCGCGGGGGTCTTCTCTATGTGGGTGCGCCGTGCCGCGGGGCGGTCGACGCCGAGGGAAGCTTGTGGGTCAGGCTGAGCGGTTGGCGATGTCCTGCCACTCCGCGAGCAGCCGTTGGTCGAGGGCTAGTTCGTCGCGCGCGCTCTTGAGTGCGAGTTCCGCGTTGCGGACCTGTTCGCGGTCATAGCCTTCGATGCGACGCCTGAGGATGCTCATGCGGTCGGCCATCTCGTGGCTGGCTGTGGGTCCGGGGCCGAAGGTGTCCATCGTGCTCTCCTAGTGTTTTCGTGCGGGACTCTTGCGTTTCTTGCGTTTCGGGTGACGTGTTCACCGGTCGTCGTGGGCGCAGCAGTCCGCGTGTGGGGCACGGGCTGGGTCGCGCGACGACCGGGAGTGTGGGGGTGTGCCGTGGACGGGGCCGGGCTGACCGCGCTGTGATCAGCAGCACCCCAGCCTGCACCGTTTACGTCGCAGGTGGCGGCCTCGTCCACGCGCTATGACCAGGCGCGGCCTGCCCAGGGGCAGGCACTCCCAGCCCAGGGGCTGGTACTCGCTGGTGTTTTGCGCCCAGTCTGCCGCGCGTACCAGCGGATCAGGTCTGGGACTCTTCGGAGCCCGTCCGGCGCTTACCGGGGCGGGCATGACGAAACCGACGTTCCCTAGGGACACGTCGGCTTAGGTAAGAATCTATCACGGTTCGGTAACGGCGCGCAATCTAGCCCTCTCGGCGCGTCGCACCCATTCCGCTTCGGCTGCCATCACGTCGGGCATTCGCACATACGCGCGGCCTCTGACCTTGTGAGCATCGACCTTCCGCCGGCTGATCCACACGTAGATCGCGGACTCGCGGACGCGGACGACGCGGGCAGCATCCTTCACAGAAAGCCACTCCACGCCGTCCGCGTCCCTCATGGGGTCGCCTTGTCTGCAACCGCGGTTGGGAGACCCGCTAGGCGGGCGTACCTGGGCTCGGTCTGGCACTTCCTGCGCATGTTCTTCACGGCGAGCATCGTCCGCCCGATCAGCGCTGCGACCTCGCGCGCAGAATGGTCCGGCGAACAGATCAACTCCAACTCTGGCCCGGTCCACTCTTGGTAATGGCGAGTAGCGCCGTCCAGCGTCTGTGCGTTCGCGCGGCGACGGCGGCGCTGTTGGCTGGCAACCTTGGCCGCCTTGCACGACTCGCAGCGACACCCGTTCTGATAGCCAGCCTTGGATCCGTGGTAGGTCACGCCGGCCCGCGCGTCCGCGAGTCCGCGTCGGCTGGCGCACCCGAGTCCGCCACACGTGCAACCGCACGGCGTTTCGTCGCCCCAATCCTTGTCATCACTCATGCCACGTACCCCCGATCGATCGTCATCTTCGCCAGCACCGCGTCCCATTCGGCCTCGGTGTAGATCCGCCCACACTCCGGGCTCGTGCACGCCACCTTGAACGGCAACCTGACCCCGGCCGTGGGCGTGTACGTCAACGACACCTCACCGCAACGCACACACCGCACCCCAGCCACGTCCCGAGTGCGCGTGTCCTGCATCGGCCACCGGGCCAACGTCGTCGCCGTGAGTGACGCGATCTCCTTGCGCATGTCAGCGGCCCACTCCCGCTCGGCACACCACGCCAACATCGGCAGCAACCAGCGGACCAGCCGCGTGGTCGCCTCAGAGATGCGCACCCCGACCACGGCGCCATACTTCGTGTGCCATGCGCCCACCTCGTCCGGGCCCACCATGTTCAGCCCGTCCGGGTGTTCCTCGAGGATGAGCAACGCCCAGGACGCAAGATCCGCGTGCAGCTCATCGGCGGCACCCCATGACGCGGGCAGGATCGAGCCCTCAGCCGGGTCGTGGTACGACGCCGTGTCCGATGGTGGGGCGGCCTGTGCGAACGGCTCCCCGATCTCTCGCAAGTGCGCCACGATCATCGGCGCGTCCACGATGTCCCCGTTCAGCCGCTGCCAGCACCACGGGCACAGCAGCCCGAACTCGGCAGCGCGTGGCAGGCATCCCCGGCACGTGTCCCGGGCATCACACTCGGTGACGTGCTGGCCTCGGGACGTGCACCCGGACAGGCATGCCGATGGTCGGTCGTCTCTCATGCCCGTCCCCCTTCGCTTGCCCTGCACTGTTCGCACCAGCCGTGCACGTCCACCCGCGCACCATCCGACGGCCCACGCCCACACGCGATACACGCGGTCATGGCGTGCACTCGTGCGGTTGCTCGGCCCCGGCGATGACATTGACCGTCCGACCGCAGTCCCGGCATGTGCGGGTGAACGTCGCGTGGACACCCTCGGGAAGCGTTGACTCGTCCACGAACGGACCGATAGGCGCGGCAGGGCGAGGAATGAGGGAGTGTGCCGACTTGGGTTGCTGGCACACGTAGCAGAGCCCAGCAGGGAGCGCCTTGCCTGCCGCGTCGGCCCCACCGTCCGAGGGTGCGTAGTCGTGGCGAGGGGCGAGGGAATCGGCGCGGTAGGGGTTGAGCCCGACGCCGAACGCGGCGCGGGCACCCTCGTCCCATGCCCGCTCGGCCACCTGCCGGTCATGGGCGGCCGATCCGTCCGGGTCGTGTAGGCACCGGCTCGGCTCGTCGGCCCGGTAGCCGTGCTGAACCGCACACGCGAGCGCGCAGAGGTCGCGGGCGTACAGCGGTGGCACGGGGTCCGGGAGCGGGTCTCCGAGCGGGGTGCGGTCCCACACCTCGCCGTCACCGAACCACTTCACGAACTCCACCACGCGGGCGGCAGCAGCAGCCGGGCTCGGGATGCGGTTGTCGTCGGCGTTCTCGCCCTGGATACCGTCGGGCTGGTCGTCGCTCATGGCTTCTCCTTCGGGTCGGTGGGGGCAGCGAGGACGGCGGCCATCTCGTCCTTGCAGAGCCGCACAGCAGCGGCAGCAGCGCGGCCCTCCGGTGAGCCTGGATACGCCGCCTGATCCCTGAGCCATTGATGACCCAGCGAGTACAGCCGCTCCCGTAGCGCGGCCACCTCGGCGCGGGCGGCGTCACGCTCGGCCGTCAGCCGCAGCACGTCCGCCGTGAACCCGATGAGGATCGGCTCCACCTCGGCACGGGCGGCGGCGAGAGCGTCCAGGAGGGCGGGGATGTCGGCCTGGGAAGCGAACGCTAGTCGCATCGCGTCGTAGTCACTCGGCTCTGCGTCGCCGTCCAGTAGTGCGCGGAACTCGTCCGCTCGCGCCCGGATCACGTCCACGTCCACGTGCTCACTCATCGGAGGCTCCTTCGCGCTGCCTTCTCGGCCGCCCACCATGCGTCGAGTTCGGCTTCGTATCGCTCGGCCGTCATCTCCGGGTTGCGGTGTTCCATCGTGGACGTGACCTGCCCCCCGACGACCTGCCACTCGTCTCGGGTGTAGTGATTCGAGTCCAGCAGGAATCCACCTCGGACCTGGGACAACAGTTCCGACTCAACATCGTCGATCGTGTTGCCCTCAATCACTAACGTCAGGCGGTAGCGCATCACGGGTGGCTCACTCATCGTCGTCTCCTTCTCTCATCCCGGCCGCTCGTTCGCGCCCGTCCAGTGGTCTGCTCATGCGCGCCAGGGCCTCGTGTGCCCCGGCCTGGTTTCGTGCCGCCTGCTCCGGTGTCAACGCGGGCGGGTCCGCAACAGCGATGCCGGCGATGCGATCCGACGCGCAGATCCGACAGTTCGACGCCAGCTCGTGCTCATGCCCGTACTCGGTGCACCGGGCCTGCGACGTCGTGGGGACGGTCGTCGGCGTGCCCCAGTGCGCGCCGTCCTCGACGAGTAGGGCTGGTGTCCTCAGCGCTTTGTTCTCGGTGAGGGTGAGTAGTGCGCGGGCGATGTCGAGGGGGGTGCCACGGTGCCGGGCTTTGGAGATGGCTGCGCGGATGCCGGGGGTGTCCCAGTCGCGTCGGATGCACGCCACGAGCGCAGCGAGTGGTTGTGCCCAGTCGTCACGGGATGCGTTCGGCATCATGCTCCGTCGCCTCCCTCGCGGTACGTAAGTGACGAGGATGATGAAGTCTTGGACTTGGTTCTTATCCCTTCCCTTCCTCGTTCCCTTCCCTTCCCTTCCCTTCCTGGTATGAGGGCTCCGTGAGTCACTCCGTGCATCCTCAGTGAGTCAGTCATGAGTCCCCCATGAGGTTGAGGTGACCCTGCGCGTCTGGCTCATGGACGGGGCAGGGAGGGATCTTGGACTCAGTTGGTCGGTTGATCCGCTGGTGTTCTACCCATGAGATGACGTGTAGGAGTCGGGTTCCGTCGATGATGTAGCGGCAAAGCGGGCCGTTCTTGGCGATCATTTCGAGGTGCTGTTCGACCTTCCGGGCCGTCATTGCGTCGTCGAGCGGGTAAAGCTCGGCCTTGATGAGTCGGGGTTCGTCTCGTCCTCGTCCGGCGTCGTCCATGTAGGTGAATAGTCCGGCGAATGTCCAGCGGACGGGGATGGGCCAGGAGCACACAGTCTCGGACGAGAAGATCGACGGCTTGATCGTGCGGATACGGGCCATCAGGCAATCACCGTCGCGGGGTGTTCGACGTTTGCGGTAAACATGAGTGGGGCCGTGTAGGGCTCGCGGGGGATTAGCGCGTCCATGCCGGGCGGGTCTGGAATGGGCTGCGGCTCACCGTCGTCGTCGGGGCCGTCCTCGGCGCGGAACTCGATGCAGTGGTAGTCCTGCAAGTCCTCTTGCTCGAACCATTCGACGGGCGTCTTGCCGCAGAGGGACACGAGGATCGGGGGGCAACCTTCACCCCTGTCGACCATCTCGGGTGAGTCGTTGCGGCAGCGTTCGCACCAGTTCTCCATCCAGATCATCCCGGATGTGCCGTTGGAGAATGGGGAGCCGTCGCGGGCGTCGGCCATGATCTCGTCAGCGGTGCGCATCAGCGGGCACCGCCCGCCGGGTATGGGCTAGACTTCGGGTTAGCCATCGCAGACCCTCCACTGGTCTTGGTGGTTAGGCCCTCGGTTACCAGCCGGGGGCCGTCCTTATTGGACCCCTTTATGATACCACCGTCAGCCATGCCCAATGGTGTTCCCCAGCCCCATGCGCGGAGGATTAGGAGTGTGTTTCCGAGGGTGAGCCGGATGGGTGTGTAGGTGTCGAGTCCCGCGGGTGGCGCCCATTTGTTGTCGAGTCCCATGAGCCATCCGAGGCGCCAGTGTGCCCACCAGTTGTGTGCGTTCTGTGGTCCGTGTCCTGCGCGTTGTGTGACAAGGAATGCAACCTCGGCGCCGGCGTTGTCGCTTTCCTTAGCGGTTTCGTCGAGCCAGTCGTCGATGAGTTGGTCGGATGCGCGTTTCGCCATGTCGCCGCCCTTGGCTTCAATGATGATCCCGGGGCAGAGGAGGATGTCGCCGCGGTCGTACCGGCCTGTTTGGGTGCGTCGGTCGGCGCCGGGGAAACCACGGGTGCGTGCAGCTCGGACGATGGCCGTCTCGCAACGTGTGCCGATGTCCTTGGGGCGGTTCATGCGGGTGTTCTCCATCCGTGGGCGCGTGGTCGGACGTTGGCGGCTTCTGCGAGTTGTCGGCGGCGTTCGAGGATGAGGTCGGGGGGGTCGGGTGTGATGGTTGCGGCGAGGGCCTTGGCGGCGGCGATGACGAGTTCGGTCTCCTTGGTGGCGTGTTCTTTGGCTGCTGCGGCTCGTCGTGCTGCGAGGCGTGCGCGTGTTTCGGTGATCTCGGCGTGACGTTCGGCTGCAAGTTCGGCGGCTGCGAGGCGTGCCCTTTGCGTCATGCGCCCGTAGTCCGCGACGGTTGGTGGGACGGCAAACCTGGCCCGGGTCATGCGGCACCGCCTCTGCGTGCGCGTTCTTGTTCGCGTTTGCGGACGTTCGCTGCCTTCGCGCAGGCTTCACACGCGGACTCACCACGCCGGTAATGTGCGCGTGCCCCTGCCGACGTCCCATGCTCAACAAGGGCCGGTGTGACGGGTGGCACTGGTTCCCCATGCCGGCGCATCCGACGAATCAGGACAGTGCGTTCCTCCGGGGTCGTGCCACCCAAGATCGCGTGGGCGTCCCTGGTCTCAATGGCCCACGTGAGGCAGTCGGCCTTGACGTCGCACCGGGCACAGATGCTCTTGGCTTCAGATTCACGCGCGGCGCGTCGCTCGGGGGTCTCCCTGCCGTCCTCGATGTTCGGGACGTAGAACAGGCGCGGGTCCTCGTCGGCGCAGGCCGGGTAGGGGGTGCTCATGCGGTCACCGCCCGTGCGCGTTCACATTCGATGCAGCGTGTGCCCCGGGACCCGATGTCACAGCGCCGCAAGGACGACGACGGGTGCCCGCAGGTGGTGGGCAACGGTTCGAACACGCCCGTGTAGTCGATGAGGCCCAGGCAGGCGAGGACACGACGCAACGCCGGGACCTGCTCGGGGATGGGTAGCCGGGTCGCCTGGTACGCCATCTCGTGGGCGATCGGCGGGAGTGTGTGGGCGGTCATCGGTTACCCCTTGCGCGTGTGGGTACAGTGTGGGTACAGTAGGTGGCATGACGAACACCGACAGCCCGATCAGCACAGACCGCGCCGACCGCATCCGCGAACGGTTCATCGCACGCGCCGCCATCACGCGCGCCGACGCTCACGCCGCACAGGCTCGTGGCGACATGGCCGCAGCAGACGCCCTCTCGCGCCTCGCAGAGTCGCAGGAGCGCATGGCCGCAAAGCGGTACGAGTCCATGCGCGTCGTCGGGACGCTCTGACGTGGCCGCGACGAAGGTCCGGCACTTGCGCATCCCGGATGACTTGTGGGAGCGGGTGAAGGTCCGGGCAGCGTCGGAGCACATGACGGCCACTGCGTGGGTCGTGGCGGTCATCGTGCGGGCACTCAAACGGTAGGACGGGGCGGCCCTGCCAGTTGCACGACAGCGTAGGTGTGAAGTCGAGGGCGGTCAGGGATGGTGGGAGCGGGGACGTGTTCATGCTGGCACCTGCTCCCGGATCGCGGCCTCAAGGTCGGCGGGGACGGTCCAGAGCCCGAGGCGCCCGCGCGCGGGGATGGGAGCGGCGAGGGGGCGGGGGTTCGCGAGCACGAGGTGATGGTTGAGCGGCATGGCCCAGGCAGAGCACCCGCAGTCCATCCCCACGAGCACGTCGTTCCGCCACGTCGTGATCCCAGGCCAGTGCACGTCCACGAGGTCGACGACGCCGATGACGGTGCCCGTGGGTAGCCACTCGGCGTCCTCATCGAACGACTCCACAAAGAGCGGCTCGAACAGTCCGGGTGCGTCTTGAACCGGGCGCTGCGGCAACCCGGCCAGGTGCCAGGCCCGCCGAAGCATGAAGTCATCGGCGGCGCCGAAGTCGATCTCCCGTCCCGCGTGGATCGCGACGGGCCCCCGGTATGCGCCCGCGATGTTGCGCGTCCGGTTCTCGACGTCCTTGCCGCCGTGCACGATGGCCCACGCCCAAGGCTGGCGAACGGTGATGGCCCTCACCAGCCCGGCTCCTGCACTGGCTCGGCGGGCGCGGACTTCAGCTCGGCCACGCGGGCCTCAATGATGGGGCGCGTGTCCTTGTCTGCGTTGCGCCACATGTCCGCGAGCACGTCACGGTCGGTGATCGACGCAATGTCGGGGGCGGGTTCGGTCGGCCTGCTCGGTGCGGTGTCGGTGAGGGGTTCGACGGTGTAGATCGCAGACTTGCCACGGGAGACGAGAAGCGGGACGCGCTTGGTGCCGTCGATGTGGGACAGCGCCCTGATGCGCGTCCCCCCCGGCTTGTCTTTCCCAAAGGTGACCTCCGGGTCGAAGTACAAGGTGACGGACCTGCCGACCCACTCCGACGCGTCGGTGCCCCAGCATGCGGCGAGAACGCGGCGCATGGACTTGCCGGGGCGCCAGGGCCGAGGGAAGTCGACGAGGAACACGTTCACCGGCTGCTCTGCATTGCCCGCAGACACGCGCTCGATGACGAACGTGCGGGGCGCCCCTGCGAGTTCGATTGCGTCTAGTTGCTCCGATGCCGGGGCGAGGGTGTCGCTGATGTCCACGGTCATGCCGCCTTTCGGGCTGCTCGGCGCTCGGCCATGTAGGCGATGCGCTGCTCACGGTTCTTGGTGTGGTACTCGTGGTTGTAGGCGCGCTTCTGCTCGCGGTTAGCGGCCCGGTACTCTGCGATGTGTGCGGCGTTGGCTTCCGCCCATCTCGCGACACGCTCATCGCGGCAGGTCCGACAGGTCCGCCGCCCCGTGGCGCTGACCTGCCAGTCACGGTGACCCCGCAGGCACCGGTCGCCGTTGGCGCGGTGCTGACCCGCCCTGCCCCGTGCCTTGTTCTCGGCCTGAGTGACGGGCTCGAGGTGGTCAGGGTTCACGCACGCGCGATGTGCACACGGCCCGCCAGGACAGGACAGCTCTCGGGTGTGGCAGAGGTGGTCCAGCTGCATCCCGTCGGGGATGGGGCCGACCATCTGCTCGTATGCCACGCGGTGAGCGAGCGGCTGGCGACCGGACACTGTTGCGCGTCCGTATCCATCGCGGTACGGCTTGTCCCACGTCCAGCAACCGCCAGGGTCGATGGTGACGCGATCCCAGAACCGGGCGACTTCCTTGGGTGTCATCTCAGATCACCACTTCTGCGAAGTGGTTGGTGCGTTCGGCTATGGGGAGCCCGGTGGTGCGTTCCTGATAGGTGGCGACCATCTGCGCGGCGGTGGCCTCGAACTGCTCGACGGCTTCGGTGATGGCCTCAAACCAGCGCGGGTCCGGGTACACGGGCTTGGTCCACAGCGGCATGCCCCCGCACCACGACACGTAATCCAGCCACTTGCGCCCGGACACGAACAGGCCGGCCTGACACTGCGCCATGTTCGCGGCGGGTACTTCGTCAGCGAGGATGGTGGCGAGTTGGGCCTTGGGTTCGCGCGACTTGATCTCGATGAGCCCCTCTGTGCCCACCAAGCCGTCAGGTGAGTACCCGAGCCGGCAGCCGTCCCACTCGCGGACCATGAAGGCGAGTTCGGTGACGGGTGCGTGGTGGCGGGCGTACAACTCGCGGGCGATGGGTTCGTCGAGGGTGCCGCGCATCATGGCGGTGGACACGTACACGTCTTCGGTCCACCCGGTGATGCGTTCAGCGACGAGGGTGTTGGTGAGTGCGCGGGAGTAGTCGTTGAAGGCGGGCTTGACAGTTTTGGTGGTGATGAGTTGCCCGATGACGGACGCGGTGACGATGCCCCGACGCGCGTCGAGCCACTGGTCGGACCCTTGGATGAGGTCTGGGTACGTGTGCAGGGTCACTTCTTGCTCCATGGGTTTGGTCGGTGGGTGGCGGCGTATGCGATGACGGCGAGGGTGGTGAGGACGGGGGCGACAGTCATGGGCGGGCCTTGCGTGCGAGCGCGTCACGTTCGGCCGTCCGTTCGACGAGCGCGCGGTACGTCTTGGTGTCGCGGATCTCGGCGGACCGCTTCCAGTACGCGGCGCCACGCTCTGCGCGGTCGAGTTCGAGCCGGAGCCGTGACACCTCGTCTAGCAGGACGAGTCCCCACGTCTCGGCCCAGCCCGCGCGTTCGTGCTCGCCCGTGCGGGTGTTGAGCAACTGGCGGGCGGTGGCGATGTCGATGCTCATTGCCGGGCCCCGCATTCGCAGACGTGGACGCGGTGGGGGATCCCGTCGGTGCGGTCGCAACGGTGGTGGGTGTAGTCGACGGCCCATTCGACGGCGCACCCGAGTAGGGGCGGGTCGATGGTGATTAGGTCGTCTAGGCCGATGCGTTCGGTGATGAGTAGGTCGCGGACGTCGAGCTGGATGCGTCCGGTTGGTGCGTCGATGATGAGCGTCCAGTCGTGGGTGCTCATGCGTTCGACGTGGACGGTCGCCCCGGTTAGGACGATCTCGTCGAGGTGGTGCCGGTCACCGTCGAAGGTGATGCGCTCCCCGCTCATCGCACGTACTCCCGGCGTGGGAAGAATCGTGCGACCCGGTAGGCGCGGCGCATGGTTTCGGGGTCGGTGCGTGTCTCGCTCATGGCCCGCAACTGGGCCCAGAACTCGGCGTCGAGCACGTCAGCCCATTCGGTGTCGTAACGGGGCCCGGCCGGGAACGGGGCGGTCATCGGACGGCCTCTGTGGTGATGCCCGCGCCGAGACGGGTCGCAGCCACCCATGCGCGGATGATCAGGATCCCCACGTTCCATGCTGCGATGGCCCACAGCGCGTAGGAGAGCCACCCGTCAAGGCGCGTGGCCGCGATGACCTCGACTACGGCGAAGGCTGTTGGGATGCCGAACGCGAAGAATGCGCCGATTAGGACGCCGAGACCCACAGCGGGATCGGACCGTTGAGCGCTCATGCCACCCACCCGCTTCCGTCAACAGCGCCGCGGACGAGCGCAACGCCGATCCACAACGCGACCATGGCCGCGAGGAACAACCACCCGGCAGCGCAGTACGCGACCACGGCGGCAACGGTGACGAGCGCCCACGCGAAGGCGAGTCGCATGCCACGTGCGGATGCTGCGGCTTCCTCCCGGGCCTCATGCCACGCGACCTCACGCGACGGGGCGGGCGCGGTCACGACTGGCCCCGGGCGATTGCGGCGGCCCATTCGAGGGCGTCCTTCCAGTCGGCGCGCAGGCGAACGGCCAGGCTGGACGGCTCGTAGTCGTCAATCTCGGCCGCGACTTGTTCCCGCACGGCGGCCTCGATCAACGGGGCCGCAGCAGCGACGATCGGAAGCACGGACTCGCTCCACACGTGACGGGCGAGCGAGGACTGGTTATCCCACGACAGGGACGGGTAAGCCGACTCAAGGGTCACCCGTCCGGCAGCCTCGATGGCCGCGCTCAGGTCGATGCTCATCACTTCTCCCTGGGTTCGATGTGGAGGTTCATGCCGGTGGCGGCGACGATCTGCCAGTCGTCGGTGGCGCGGATGATCGCGTCGATGCCGTTGATCGGGCCGGGGTACGGGACCACCTCGACGACCTGGTGTGCCCCGTCCGCGTAGATCAGGACGTCACCCGGGCGCACCGACATGGACGGCACCTCAACCGCGTGCAACGGAACCCACGGCGGACGATCGGTGGGGATCATCGCCGGACCCGCTTGCCGTCGTGGTACTCGGTGACGTCCATGTCCACCGAGTTGCCGCACTCGCCGCACTGGTAGGGCTGGTCCTCAAGGAAGCCCTCGGCGCACTGCTCGTCCCAGCACGCCCAGCGGTGGTCGGGGCCGTCGCCGTCACCCCACGTCGCCTCGAAGTACGTGCCGGTCTTGGGGCGGTAGTCGCCCTTGCATGACCCGTCGCACCGCTTCTGCTCGTCGTCGGGTGCGGCAGGGGCGTTGCCGCCCAGGCACGCGGGGCAGAGGCCCAGGAGGATCCCCGCGACGACCACGGGCTCGGGACGGAGCATCCAGTGCTCGCCCTGAGGGTCGCCGGTCGTGTTCGAGCACCGGGCGCAGGTGACCTGCTTTCCGACCGTCAGCGTCCTCATGCCTTCACCTCCATGTCGATGCGGATGTGCCTGCCGGTGGAGTCGGCCCAGTCGTCCCACGCGTCCCGGGGCAAGTGCAGGGAGCACAGGGCGGCGATACGGTCCAACGCGTCCGCCGTGTCATCACGCGGACGGGACGCCTCGGTTACGCGTGCCATCGCCTGCGCCGTGTGCCGCAACACCGCCATGTGCGGGGACAAGTCCACGGCCGCAAGGATCAGGTCGCCGGCAGCTTCCGCGCGTGCCTCCCGCGCGTCATCCCGTGCCGCCTGCTCAGCTTCGTAATCACGCGGGTCATCCGGGCCAGCGTCCAAGTGCCGCTCAATACCCGCGGGGACGGTCATCGGTCTGCGCTCGGACCGGGGATGGGGTTCAGTAGCGCCTCAACGTCGGCAACGCGGAAGCGGATGTGCTTGGTGCCGATCCGGTAGGCGGGGATCTTGCCCTCAAGGACGTAGCGCCGCAGCGTGCGGTCGGTGATCTTGAGGTACTCGCTGACCTCTTTGGCCGTCGCGAATGTGTCGGGTTCCAAGGGCTGCTGCCGCATGGCGAGACTTCCTCTCGGTTCTAGCGTTCGGTGGTGGGTTGGTTGGCGAGCCGGCGTGGGGGTGTGTCCCCTTCGTCGACCAGGTGCAACACGGCGGCGAGGTCACGCCCACCCAGGACGGTCGCCGCGATACCAGCACCCGCGATGTGCACTTCCTGCGCTTCCATCTGCGACAACACGGCCCGCAACGGTGGGGACGACCACTCCCACGGGCGACTCATCGCGCGTCCAAGGCATCAGTGATGGCGGCGTCGAACTCTCGCCACGGGTCCTCGGGGTGAGGGAACTCGCCAGCCTCGACACGGGCCGCAATGTCCAGCACGGCCCGGAGCGCGGCGGTCAGGGCGGGGATGTCCTGGCGAAGAAGGTGGCCCGTGGAAGCCCCAGCCCACATGCCATGGTCGGCAACCGATGAAGCCCGCGCTTCGATCTCGTCCAACCGGTCGGTGGCGGTCATCGGGCACCGCCGAGCGTGTCCCCGGCCACACGGTGACCCTCCACACACAACGCCCGCGACACGTCCAGTGCGACCTGCGCGCGCCCCTCAGCCGCACCCAACCGGAACGCCTCAAACGGGGTCAGGGAGGCCGTCGGGACGTACGGGCCGGGGGTCACGACGCACGCTCCTCGGCGGCGATGCGGATGGTCAGGTATGCGTCGGGGTCGGCGTCGGCCGGGCCGCTGTCGCCTGCTGCGCGCCACGTCGGCTTGGTGAGCGCCGACTCGACCAGCGCGCCGAGAGTCGTGTCAGGGCTCACGTCCAGCGAGCGCGTGACGTCCTGCGCGTGGTCGCCCATGTTGACGCCCTGACGGGTCAGCAGGACGTTGATCGTGCGCGCGCTCATGCGGCTGCCCTCGGCGCGTACACGGTGTCGTCCGTTTCGCCCGCATGCAACGCCGGGGCGAACTCAGGGGCAGGACCACCCGCGAAACACGCGCACGGACCATCCGTGTGCACCAGGCGACGACCCGGGTGAGCGACGCACGGGGTCATCGCGCACCAGCCTTGGACCGTCCCGACCGTGCGAACGGGTCAGGGTCCACCATCTGCCGGGCCAGGTACGTGTCCAGGCACTCTTGCGTGTACCGGACGAACCGGCCCATGCGGATGTGGGGGATTTCGTCGCGGTGTTCCTTCACCCACGACAGGGGACGACCGAGCCGACGCGCAGCCTCAGCCCGGTCAAACGGTGGTTCGGGGGTCGGGGTCTGGGTGCTCATGCTGGGACCCCCGTGGCGTTGCGCACGCGCGGCTCGTAGTCCGTGTGGATCGAGTCCTCACGGAGCCCGTAGGCGAGGGCCAGCGCCTTGAGCATCGACTCCGATGCGCCCCGGTGTCCGTTCTCTATGGCGGACAGGGCGCCCTTGGTGGGTCGGTGCTCTTCGCCGACGATCTCCGCCACGCGGTCTGCGAGCTGGTCGAGGGTGAGCCCGACGGCTGCGCGGAGGTCACCGAGGGTGACGTGCGGGGGGGTGATTCGTGGCCGTTGCTTGTCATAGCGGGTCGTCTTCGGCATGCCTTGACTCTAAGGCAAACCGCAGGCAGACGCAAGGAGCGACACGGGCAAACGTTCCTGACCAGCACTGATCTTGGGTTATCCACAGACGGGCAGGTGAAACTACATCCGTAGCGTTTGCCGTGTGCCGCTTGGGTTTGCCAAAGGTTTGGGGGAGACTCAAGGCATGTCAGCCAAGCGCTTCGGGCAGATCGTCACAGCCCGCCGTGAACAACTCGACCTCACGCAGATCGACGTGTGGCAACGGGGCGGGCCGTCGAACTCCACGCTGACCGCGATCGAGGCCGGGACGGGCAAGCCGTCACCGTCCACGTTCCGCAAGCTTGACAGGGCCCTTGAGTGGGTGCCCGGGTCCGCGCGTCGCGCGTTCGACGGCGAGGACCCCTCGCCCCTCGCGGGTACGCCGGCAGCGCCGCCCAACGTCGAGCACCTGACCGACGACCAACTGATCGACGCACTACGAGAGAGGATGCGACGTTATGCCGCGAGCGCCACCAACACCCGGGACGGCAGGGCCGTCGAGGTTGCCCCTACATCTGAGGTACTGACGCAGTTACCGTCGAGAACAGGTCATCGGCAACCCGGCCCTGATCCTCCGGGGTGAGCCCTGCCCGGACGAACGCCCAGTCCCGGTCGCGCACGTACAGGGCCGGGACCGTAAACCCTTCGACCTCGAACACCTCCGTGCCTAGCCTGCGTACTAGGTCGTACGGTCCCGCGTCCATGCCTGGCCCACTTCCCTCCACAGTGAGCGGGCGCGGGCCGTCAGTAGCCCGTGCGTCGCATTTCGGCAGTATGACCGCTGTCACTGACACGTTGACAATCCCTGACGGGTAACGATCATGGCCGTGGGGGAAACTTCACCCGCTCGGTCGCGTCATGGCGCGTGCCGTACCTGTGTCTAGTCGGCGGTGATCAAGGCTGGGGGTGCGGTAATCCCCATGTCTGCGAGTGCGGCGGCGCGGGTTTGGGCGTCGTGGGCGAGGTGCCCGTACGTGTCGGCGGTGACTTTGATGGACGCGTGGCCGAGGCGCCGGGAGAGGTCGTTGAGGGGGTAGTTGCGGGCCATCATCCATGACGCATGGGCGTGACGTAGGTCGTGCACACGTGGGCGCTTCGTGATCCCGGACGCCTTGACCCACTTGCGCCATCGGGCGTTGACCATGCGGGCGGTGATGGGTCGGCCTTCGAACTCGAACAGCCACGCGGTTGGGTCGCGTCCGTCGGTGAGGGGCTCGAGGTGTGCTGCGAGGTCGGATCCGATGCCGACGGTGCGTGACCCGCGGGCGGTTTTGGGTGCGCCGAGGATCTGATCTGAGCCACCTGTGAACTCCCAGCCGCGGGACACGGTGATGGTGGGTGGGACGCGGCCGAGGTCAACGTCCCCGACCCTGAGCGCGGTGGCTTCACCGATGCGGATGCCCGTGCCGGCCAACGTGACGAGGATGGGCTGCCAGGGTTGGGGGGCTTGGGTGAGGATGGCTTGGAACTCTGGGACGGTGAGGAACACGGCTTCACGTTTCCGTTGCGTCTTGGCGACCTTGGCACCACGGGCGGGGTTGCGGACCATGAGCTCGTCGTCGACGGCGCGGACGAACGCGGCGGACAGGAACGCTTGCCGGTCGCGGATCGTCTTGGAGGATAGGCCCGCAGCTTCGAGGTCGCGGATCCATCGGGCGACGTCTTCGCGGGTGACGGCGGTGAGGGGGAGTGATCCGATGGGGTGGGCGGCGAGGGTGTCAGTGAGGCGTTCGTATTTGCGGCGGGTGCCTGTGGTGATCCCGGAGAGGGCGGCGGTGTGTGCGGCGGCTTGTTCGGTGACGGTGCGCCCGGTGTCTTGTCCTGGTCGGCGGGTGTCGAGGATGCGCATGGCTGTGGTGATGCCGTGCCGGTCGACGTCGGCTTTGAACCGTGTGGCGGCTTTGGCGGTGTCGAACGTTTCGGAGGTTTGCTTGCCGTTGAGCCGGAACAGCACGGAGTAGGTCTGGGTGCCGTCCTTGAGTGTCCGGGTGCGGAGGGTAGCCATCGTCAGTCTTCCGGAACCTTCCCCCACGCGAGGATCGGCACGTCTGTCCCGAACGCATCGGCTAGGAGGTAGTCGGACTCTCGGTACACGACGAGGTATCCGCCGGGCGGCAACTCTGGCTCCGGTGATGGTCCGTAGGTTTCGCTCACGTCGCGCCTCCCGATGTTGACCACGTCAACACTTACCCCGGTTTTCGGGGGTCCGTGGGCTGATCTTGCCTCACCCTAGTTTACCCCCTTGACCTGGGGTTTCGTCCATTCTAGCAGGTCAGGACTAGGGTGTTTCACGGAGGGGAGTACTCCCGCACTTCCGCAGGTCAGGGCCATATTCGGACCCCTGGTCAACACCCGCAGTCAACATCTACCCAGCCCGACCCCTGACCGACGCCCGGACGATGACCCGCCACTACACGCCCGCACCCTTGTTCCCGCGTCTACTAGCCGCCGGGGTTGTGCGCGGGTTGCGGGGCTGAAACTGGTGCCCACGTCTTGCGCATACACGGTTATCCGTGTATAGTAGAGACATCAGCAAGGGACAGACCAAGACTCAGGAGCCGAAAATGACCGCCATCACCGTCCTCACCGAAAGCATCC